ACCAGATGCTGATAATGGTCCAAACACTCAAGGTTACATCGAAGGTGTTTTAGGTTCATTACATATAAATTCTTACATTGATTTAGATGATGGTGACGATGATAAAATGTTGATACAGATGGGAATCAACGGAGTAAAGCCATCTATGATTAGACAATGTACTGCTGAACAAAGTGGATTCAAAGGTGATGTAAATACGCCTAAGGGTAGAGAAGGACTAAAAGAACATCTAAAGAAAAGATGTAGGGTTACGCCTGGTGGAGAAAAGGTTTCTATCGTAAATGAGGGTAAAGAAGTAGAATTGTTTACAGACCAATGGAGAACCGCTGGAACTGCTCAGAAGGTTGCGAGTTATTTTGGTAAGGGTATGAGGGACTGTCTACAAGGTAAGGCGGCTAAGTAAGATGAGAACACAACTACTTTGCACATTCTCTACAAGAGATAGACTTGACGATATTCTTGAACTTATCATAGAGTGTAATGATATTCTATACGATAAGGTTTATGTATTCCAAAATCTATCAGAGCCTAATCAGATGATTTGTACATACAATGTAATGTACGATGATGACTATGTTGCTGAAGAGATACCAAACACTATTTCATTACATAGAAAGAAACAGACAAACACATTGTATTCAATCAACGCGCTAAACGAAGTTATCAGAGACTTGAATGGTGGTGTGTTAGATAAAAGGTTTCCTGTACCTTGGGAAGAATATAACAACTCATTGTTACTAACAAACGATGCAGGACTAAATAAGATTCCAACAAAATTACATAAGATCGTAGACACGAAAAACTTCGGAGAGGTCTAAAATAAAATTGTATTTCACATTATCGTGTGATATATATTATAGGTTACAATAGTAACTACTAATTAAAAAATAAATAATAATATAGGAGAATAACAAATGGATATTAGTTCAATTCGTAAAAGACTGAACCAGCTTCAGACAACCAATAATAGGACTTCAAACCTATGGAAACCACAACCAGGAAAACAAGTAATTAGAGTATTACCTTACAAGCATAATAAGGATAATCCTTTTATTGAATTGTTTTTTCATTTCGGTTTGAATAATAAAACCTATTTATCACCAATCTCTTTTGGTCGTCCAGACCCAATCGAAGAGTTTGCTCAGAAACTAAAGACAAGTGGAAACAGAGAAGAGTATCAGATGGCTCGTAAGTTAGAGTCAAAGATGAGAACCTTTGCTCCAATCATTGTTAGAGGTGAAGAGACTCAAGGTGTAAAGTTTTGGGGTTTTGGTAAGACAGTCTATCAAGAATTACTTTCCGTAATTGCTGATCCTGACTATGGTGATATCACAGACGCTGTAAATGGTCGTGATGTATCTGTTGAGTTTATTACTGCTGAAGAGAGTGGTGCTTCTTTTCCAAAGACATCCATCAGAGTAAAACCTAATCAGACACCTATTGTAGAAGATAAGGCTCAGTTAGAAGGGTTGTTAGAAAACCAAAAGGACATTACTGAATTATATCAGGAAAGAACATACGAGGAACTCACAGAAGTTCTAAATGAATGGTTGAATCCATCTGAGTCTTCCGATGAAGAATCCGAAGATAAAGATGCACCAGCGGCTGCTGTAGCAAGTGCGACGAAAGTCGAAGATGCTAGTGCTGCTTTTGATGAACTGTTTAGTAAGTAAATAACAAAAATATAGGGTGGCTAGAGGCTTGTACAGCTACTGTTTGATTTATCCTTTATCATCTGGCGCCACCCTTATTTTTAGTAGGAGAAAAGTATGTCAGTAAAAGACGATTTGGCTGGGGTTTTAGCGGATTCCCTAAATAAAAAATTCAAAGATTATAAGGTTGCATATTTCTTAGATGGTGTTACAGAAACACCTACGGATATAAAAGACTTCATCTCTACTGGTTCAACAATGTTGGACTTAGCAATTTCTAATCGCCCTAATGGTGGTATTGCTGTTGGTAGGATTACTGAGTTGAATGGATTAGAGAGTAGTGGTAAGTCACTTATCGGTGCTCACATCCTAGCAGAGACTCAGAAGAAAGGTGGTGTCGCTGTTTATATAGATACTGAAACTGCTGTAAGTGAAGACTTCTTAGAGGTTATCGGTGTCAATATAAACAATATGCTGTATCTACATTTAGAAACAGTAGAAGATATATTCGAAGCTATCGAAGAGATTGTAACAAAGGTAAGAGAATCGGATAAGGATAGGTTAGTTACCATCTTAGTCGATTCGTTAGCTGCTGCTACAACGAAGGTTGAATTAGATGCTGACTTCGATAAGGATGGTTGGGCTACCTCAAAAGCGATTGTGATTTCTAAGGCTATGAGAAAGATTACTCAGATGATTGGTAGACAAAAGATTGCTTTGGTGTTTACAAATCAACTTAGGGTAAAGCTAGGTGCTATGTTTGGAGACCCATACACAACATCAGGTGGAAAAGCATTACCATTTCACGCATCTACTCGTGTTCGTTTGAAGAACAAAGGACAGATAAAAGACGCGAAGAAGAATGTGATTGGTATGAGTATCATAGCACAGGTTATCAAAAACAGATTAGGTCCTCCACTACGAAAGGCTGAGTTTCCACTTTATTTTGAAAGTGGCATTGATGATGAGGGTAGTTGGTTACAGGTTCTAAAGGAACATAAGATAGCAAAGGTTGGTGGTTCTTGGTATACTATGGAAGACCACAATGGTGAGGAAATAAAATTCCAATCCAAAGATTGGGCTGAAAAGTTGGAAGACGAAGAGTTCAAAGAACATTGTTACAATCTAATCTGTGATAAGATAATTCTCAAATATAACAAAGCTGAAATCGGTATCGATGATGTTGAGATGACGGATGAGGTAATCGGTGAGTAATGCTAAGTACCTATCGATACTTGAGGAAATAAAGAAGAAAGGTGGTAGCACAGAGTCAGAAAATCCTGACGACAAGGTATTGGTAATAGATGGTCTAAATACATTCATAAGATGTTTTAGTGCTATGCCAACTCTCAATGATGACGGTGCTCATGTTGGGGGAATAGTTGGCTTTCTAAGGTCAATCGGATATGCTATCAAAACGATTAGACCTACCCGAACCATTATTGTATTTGATGGTAAAGGTGGGTCTAACCGCCGAAAGAAAGTCTTTCCTGAGTATAAGGCTGGTAGGAATATGTCTAAGAGGTTGAATAGGACATATGACTTTGCTTCGAAGGAAGACGAACACCAATCTATGATTCTTCAGATTACCAAAGTGGTGGAGTATTTAGAGTTTTTGCCAGTAACTACAATCACTATAGAAGGTATAGAGGCTGATGATACGATGGCTTACATTACGAAACAGCTTTTGAAAACATCTAAGATAGTTTTGATGTCTACAGACAAAGACTTTCTTCAGTTGGTAAATCACAGAGTATCGGTTTGGTCTCCTACAAAAAAGAAACTATACGACCCACCAAAGGTATTAGAGGACTATGGTATTCCATCTCATAACTTTGCTGTGTTCAGAGCAATCGATGGAGACAAGTCTGATAACATAGATGGTGTGCGTGGTTGGGGATTGAAAACTATTCAAAAAAAATTACCACTTTTGTTGGAAGACAATATACTTACGGTACGTGACATTATTGATGAGGATGAAAAACTCAAAGAGAATGAGGAGTTATTGAATAGGAATTATAGTCTCATGCAACTGGATGAGGTGGACATTAGCACTTCTGCTAAAACTAAAATAATAGATAAGGTTAGGGAACCAATAAACAGACTAAATAAACTAAAGTTTCAGAAGAGTTTTATTGAGGATAGGTTGTTTGCGGCATTACCTAATATGGATAGTTGGTTGATTCAATGTTTTGGTAAGCTAAATGAGATGGCAGGAAAATCGGATGGGAAGGCATAGAAAATATAACTCAGAAGAAGAAAGAAAAGAGGCTCAGAGAAAATGGTCTATGGACTATTATAAAAGGAACAGAGCAGTTCTTCAAGCAAAGGCTAGGGAACGCTATCGTAAAAAAAGACAAATGGAACTAAAAGAAAAGCAAATAAAAGAATTATATGGCGAGTGAAAATTTTAATCAGTTTGGTCCTACATTTCAGGCCAAAATAATATCATCACTTTTATCGGACAATAAATTTATACAAACAATCAATGACATATTAGAACCTGAGTTCTTTGACTCAGATGCTAATAAGTGGCTAACTAAACAGATAGCTAAATACTTTATGGAGTATAGAAAGGCTCCTACATTGGAAGTTCTAAAAATCAAAATCAATCAGATGGATGATGAGATTCTAAAGGTATCCGTTATCGAAAATCTGAAGGATGCGTGGAGAAACATTGAGGCTACAGATTTAGAGTTCGTAAAAGAGGAAACACTAGGGTTTTGTAAGAACCAAGTTATCAAAAACTCCATTATGGAATCGGTGGACTTATTAGAACAGAAGAAGTATGATGAGATAAAGATTCTAATCGATGGTGCTATGAAGGCTGGTAGTGAAAGAGACTTAGGTCATGACTATATTATATCATTAGAAGACAGACTTACATCATCAGTAAGAAATACTTTACCAACACCTTGGGATTCTATAACCAATGTTATGGATGGTGGTCTTAGTGGTGGTGAGTTAGGTGTGTTAGTTGCACCTGCTGGTATCGGTAAGACTTGGTGTCTACAATCTTTGGGTGCTCATTTAGTTACACAAGGAAAGACTGTAGTTCATTATACTTTAGAGTTGAATGAGTCTTATGTTGGACTTAGATATGATACAGTATTTAGTGGTACACCAACTGCTAACATAAAATTTTACCAAGATGATGTTCAGAAAGTTATAGATAAGTTAGAAGGTAAGTTGATAATAAAATATTATCCAACGAGGTCAGCAACTGTAAATACATTAGCAGCTCATCTCAAACAGATGGAGATACAAGAAATCAAACCTGATGCTGTCATAGTTGATTATGCTGATATCCTAAAACCAACTACATTCTATAAAGAGAAGAGACATGCAACAGGTGAAACCTATGAGAATCTTCGTGGTATGGCTGGTGAGTTTGATGTTCCAATATGGACAGCTTCACAGGCAAATAGAAGTTCGTTGGAAGAAGATGTGATTGATGCTAGTAAGGTATCAGAGGACTATAGTAAGGTGATGACTGCTGACTTTGTTATGTCGGTAAGTCGTAAGGTAGAAGATAAGATAGCTAACACAGGTAGATTTCACGTGATTAAAAATAGATTTGGTATTGATGGAATTACTTTCCCAGCAAACATCAATACAAACACAGGCCTTATAGAAGTGTATGAGGCTTCAACGCAGGGTGGTAAAGAAGCTCAAGGTAAGATGGATAATTCAGAAGAATATCTACGACAAACTTTATCAAAAAAATATAAAGATATGGGTGGATTTGAGTAATAAGAATTGGTATATATTATATTTAATATTGTGTACAGAAAAAAATAAATAGGAGTTACGATGGAAAAG